CCAGAGGAACGTTTGGAATATTATTCCAGAGGAATAACTTGCACTACAGATGTATGGGCGGTATTTGAGCAGATCGGCGGGGAGCCGCTGAAAAAGTGTACAGGAATATACAGAGATCCTGAAAAGGACAATGCAAGTATTGAACAGAAGATGTTGGAAGCACTTACAGCTGCTTTGTGCGGAAAATTCCCGAATATCCCAACAATGGAGGTAACTGAGTACAGTACAACGGAATACAGCCAGGAGACGCTGAAACTGGTGGAGGTTGGTCGAGAGGGACGCTATGGTATCTACTGGCTGTCACAGGCGGAAATGGAAGAATTATTACTTAAGAAACCGCAGGCACAGGATTTGAGTGATGTGTGCGATGAAAGCAGCTGAGAAGAACGCCAAACGGCGGGCACATTATAACCATCTGGAGCGTGCAGTGGATGCTGAGGCGGCTAAACGGTTCCATGAGCCGACCTATTCACAGCGGATCCCTCACTATGTGAAACAGGTATATGAACAGCTGGAACTGGCAGCAGGCCTGAGCGGGTTCGAGATTGCCGGTCTGAGGGACAGACGGACCGGCAGGGAATACTATAAGGCAGATAACGAAGTACATGAAAGAAAACAGGAGGAAGAGCCGTGATCACGATTAAAACAGAGAAACATACATACACAGCAAAAATGGGAGCGGAGGAAAGCGAGAAGCTGTTCAAGGAGCTTGTTATTCAACTGTTCGGATATACCGGACAGTTGGCCGTTCCGGGAACAGAGGCGGCAGTTATCCCGGAAATCCCTGCATACGAGGCGGAAAACGAGGGGAAAACAGAAGAAATTCCGGATGCTATGAAAGAACTGGAAGAATACATGGAGGACAAGTGCTCCGTGGATCCAGTCACAGAACCCGAGCCGATCGGGAAAGAAAATGATGGTTATGGTGGTTTTCTGCACATTAAATGTCAGTGCTGTGGAAAGAAAAGAACGTTTTGCAGCAAGCATAAAATAAAATCTTGCAAGTGCAAAGAATGCGGTGAGGAAACAAAACTGAAAGATCTGGTACAGTTGTATACAAACTGTGAATGTGGAAGAAAAGCAGCATACTGGACAAACATGACAGAAAAGGCATTCGATGTACGCTGTGTTGACTGTGGCCAGCCTGTGGCAGTAATGTACAACAAGAAAAAGAACCTGTACGAGACAATATAGTAGCAAGGAAATGCATGAGGGGAGGCGATGCCGGTGGAGATGACGGAAAACGACAAGAAAAAGGAGTTCCTGCGAAGATACCGGGAATGTGAACGGAGGGAGCAGGAGATCCTGGAAGAGATCCAGAGGCTCCGGGCGGACAAGATGTTCCCATCCAGTGTAAATGATGGGATGCCGAAAGGCAGCCAGCAGTCTGATCTGTCGGATTATGTGGTAGCTATGGAAAGACAGATCGGCCGGCTGAAACGGGAACGGCTGAAAAAAGCAAGGACACGTGAACAGATTGACCTGGCAATCAGACGGATGGAAAACCCGGATGAACAGAGGGTGCTGCGACTGCGGTATCTGTGGGGGCTGAATTGGGACGACATCGGAAGAAAGATGGGGTGTGATCCAAGACATGCAAGAAGAATTCACGGATGGGCATTAAAAAATTTCAAGATGTCCTAGAATGTCCGCCTTGCCATGTGATATAGTGTAATCAGTTCAGTTTGGGAATGATGCTGACATGATTGGTTCTTTTCATTTACCTCTGTATATTGTATATCTGCCGGGTCTCAACAGCCCGGCAGCATCGGAACATAGCTCAGCGGCGAGAGCAGTCTCATGAGTAGACAAGGGCGAAGGTTCGAGTCCTTCTGTTCCGATTTCCCTGATGGGGACATATAAGAATCCTTTCTCAAAAGAATACTACATTTTCCGCAGGAAGACATCTGGCAGTGCCGGGTGTCTTTTTGTGTACTTACAAAACGACGAATAAGAGGTGGTGAGGCTTGGCAAGAGCACCGGATAAACGAATAGAACAAGCAAAACAGATGTATTTGCAGGGACAGAAATTAGTTGAGATTGCAAGTCAACTAAATATCCCGGAAGGGACAGTCCGAAGATGGAAATGCACGCACAAATGGGAAAACGAGCGTTCGGATATAAAAAGCGAACGTTCGAAAAAGAGAAAAAAAGGCGGTCAGCCGGGGAACAGAAATGCGACGGGCCCGCCTGGGAATAAGAATGCTGAGAAGTATGGATTCTTCCGGAAATACCTGCCGGAGGAAACACAGGAAATCTTCTCGGCGATTGAACAGGCCGACCCGCTGGATCTTCTATGGCATCAGATTCAGATCGCATACGCTGCCATTATACGTGCACAGCGTATTGCCTACGTGAAGGATCAGCAGGACAAGACGATCGAAAAAATAGAAAACAAAGAAGGAAACGTTTTCGGAGAGAAATGGGAAGTACAACAGGCATGGGACAAGCAGAATGAGTTCCTGAAAGCCCAGGCGAGGGCACAGGGCGAGCTGAGGAACATGATCAAGCAGTATGATGAGATGCTGCATAAAAACTGGGAGGCAGCCAGTGAGGAACAAAAGGCACGCATCCAGCAGTTAAAGGCACAGGCAGACAAAATCAGCAGGGAAAACGGAAACGAAGACCAGGAAGACGGGGTGGAGATTATCAATGACGCACCAAAAGAAACAGGTACGGATATCTGATATTGTGATCCCGAAATATCTGCCGGTGTTCAATGACAGGAAGTACAGACACATTATCCTGACATCAGGGAGAGCCGGTACGAAATCCAGTTTTGTGGCGATCCGTGCCAACTATCAAATCATAGCGGACAGTCATGGTTCAGTAGTGGTGCTGCGAAAGCATCACAACAAACTGCGAAAAACGGTGTATAAAGAAATGCTTCGTGGAATTGGCAGACTGCAAATACCGAAGAACCGCTTTCGGATCACAAAGTCACCGATGGAGATTAGCTACCGGAAGAACGGTTCGACCATATACTTTTCCGGATCAGATGGCATTGACGATACCAAAGGTATCATTGATGAGGACAAGCCGATCAAACTGGTCATCCTGGACGAGCTGACAGAGTTTTTTGAGGACGGTGAAGGAGAAGATGAACTGCAGAACATTGAAGCAACGTTCATCCGCGGCAACAGTTCCGGGTTTCAGATGATCTACCTGTTCAATCCACCCAAGAACCCGAATGCCCCGATCATGGAATGGCTGAAGAAGATGGAAGAACGCCCGGACTGCATCCACATTCACACAGATTACAGGGATGTACCGGAAGAATGGCTGGGGCGTGACCTGATCGAGACTGCCGAGACCATGATGCGTCTGGATAAAAAACAATACAGCTGGGTATGGCTGGGAGAGTGTATCGGCGTTGATGAACTGATTTATTATATGTTTTCCGGACGGCACAAAGGCAGGCCGGAAGAAGGACAGAAATATAACCTGATCGGCATCGGGGCAGACTACGGACAGCAGAACGCAACGACCTATCAGGCCTGCGGTATCAACGAATATCAGTGCCGTCTGGATGGCTTACAGGAGTACTACCATTCGGGCAGGGAAACCGGAAAGCAGAAATCACCATCAGAGTATGCGGCTGATTTTGCAGACTTCGTGGAATCCCTGCAAGAGGCATATGGTTGCAACATCTTCTACCTGTACTTAGACCCATCGGCACGGGGACTGCAGGAAGAAATCAAGAGAACCTGCCGACAGAGAGGCCTGACCATACATTTCAAGGATGCACAGAACGAGGTCGCACTTGGGATTGCCAGGGTTCAGAAACTGCTGACCTATGGGATTCTTCGGATATCGCCGGATCAGAAGCACCTGATCGAAGAATTTGGCTTATACGAATACGACAGGAAACTATTAGATAAGGGCAGAGAAGTACCGGTAAAAGAGCACGACCATTGCCTCGATGCCCTGAGGTATCTGGTCATGGGGCTCTGGAACAGGGTGAAGCGGTTCCTGCCAAAGGAAGAAAGGGAGGACAGAAATTGAATATTTTTCAATATTTTCGAAAGAAGGGAATCAATACGCTCCCTTCTTCTTTTTACGGAAAAATAGCGGAGTGGGAGAGCTGGTACAACGGAAATGTGAAACGGTTCACTTTCTACCGTGTGTATACCGGCAGGGGATGCTATAGCAGATGCAAGCGTCACAGCCTCGGCATGGCGAAGAAAGTCTGTGAGGATATGGCAGATCTGCTGCTGAACGAACGTGTGACGATCGTACTGGATGACCAGAGAACGGATGCATTTGTTCGTCAGATCTTGCAGGACAACCATTTTGACACACTTGGAAATGAATACCAGGAACGAAAGGCGTGCTCTGGAACCGTTGCCTATGTTCCGTGTATCGAGGACTTGCAGAGCGGTCTGCTGGGCGAAGTGACCGGCGGAAGAATCAAGATCAATTATGTGACTGCAAAAAATATCTTCCCGGTCAGTTGGGAAAACGGAAAGATTCAGGAAGTAATATTTGCATTTCCGAAAACCTATTGCACAAAGAGATATCTGCACTTGCAGCATCACAAGGTCGGCGGGGATGGAAATTACCGCATTGAAAATACCGTACTGCTGGTGACGGCAGGTTCGACCTGCGGGCAGGAGCTTACCGAAGAAGAGTGGCAGGAGGTTCCAATCTTTGCCGGGCTTCCGGAAGAGATCGAGACAGGATCAGCAGAGCCGCAATTTGTGATCGACAGGCTGAACATGGTCAACAATGCCGATATGGAAGACGAGGAGAACCCAATGGGTATCAGTCTTTTTGCGAACAGCATCGACATACTGCGGAAGATCGACACAGAATATGATTCTTATGCCAACGAGTTCGGGCTTGGACGTAAGAGGATCTTTGTAGCTCCGGAGATGCTGACGGATGAGAACGGCAACAAGGTCTTTGATGAGAATGACACGGTATTCTATAGCCTGCCGGAAGAAACCTTGAAAGACACAAACCCGATCTATGAAGTCAACATGGAGCTGCGTACAGAGCAGCACAGCAAGGCTTTAAACGATGACCTGAATTACCTGTCCATGAAATGCGGATTCGGGACAGAACGCTATAAGTTCGAAAAGGGGACGGTTGCAACGGCAACGCAGGTGATCTCGGAAAACAGCGATATGTACCGGAGCTTGTGCAAGCATGAAATCGTGCTTCAGAGTGCCCTGGAAGAACTGATTCGCATCATCATCCGTCTTGGCATTGCCCTCGGTGAACCACTGAGAGAAGACGTAGAAGTCACAATCAACTTCGATGATTCCATCATCGAGGATAAGGAGGCAGAACGCCAGAGAGACCGGCAGGATGTCTCCATGGGAGCCATGGGGGTAGATGAGTACCGGGCAAAATGGTTCGGCGAAACACTGGAACAGGCCAGAAAGAACCTGCCAGTGCAGAACACCGTGATGGAGTGATGCCATGGCAGGGGAGAGGACAGCACCGGATGTGCAGCGGATGGGGTTGCAGGCTGAGAAGATCTGGAGGGAAGCAGAGCGGCGTATCATGGAGGATGTCATCCGCAGGATAAAAAAGGCCGGTGAGATCACATCAACGGCAGACTACCAGATCAACCGCCTGATCGAGATGGGCAAGTCCCGGGAAGAGGTGGAGCGGATCATCAAGGAGGCACTGGGGGCAACCTGGCCGGAAATGTTCGAGATGTATGACAAGGTAGCGGAATGGGAATATGTCCGTAACCGGGAGATCTATGAACAGGTCAATGATGATTTCCTGACGCCGGAGGACAACAAGTGGCTGCGACAGATCACAGAGGCAGCCAGGAAGCAGACAAAAGACACGCTCGTTAATATGGCACAGAGCTACGGATTTTCAGTCTTGATGGCAGGGAAGCGGGTGTTCACACCATTTGCCGAGTACTACCAGAAATACGTGGACACGGCCATCCAGGACGTTGTGACGGGCGGCACAGACTACAACTCGGCGATCCGGAAAGTCGTCACCCAGATGACGAACAGCGGGCTGAGGGTGGTGGATTACGCTTCCGGCCATACTAACCGGGCAGACGTAGCAGCACGCAGAGCCGTCCTTACAGGCGTGAACCAGATTACGGCACAGATCAGTGAGCACAACGCTGAAAAACTCGGCACAGACCAGTTTGAGGTGTCTTGGCATCCATGTGCGAGGCCGGATCACCAGACATGGCAGGGCAAGGTGTTCAGCAAGGAAGAACTGCGGACGGTCTGCGGATACGGAACCGTCACAGGATTGTGTGGTGCCAACTGCCGGCATACGTTCCACCCATTCATTCCTGGCGTTTCTGAAAGACTCTATCCGGATGACTGGCTGGAAGAGCAGAACAAAAGGGAAGCCCAGACAAAAGAATGGAACGGTAAGCAGCTCAATGCCTACGAACAGACCCAGCAGCAGAGGAAGATGGAGACCGCCATGCGTGCCCAGCGTCAGAAGATACGGCTGCTGCAGGAAGCAGGAGCCGACAAGGACGACATCATGCTGGAAAAAGCAAAGTACCAGGGACAGCTGAACGAGTATAAGCAGTTCAGCAAGAAGATGGGACTTCTGGAACAGCGTGAACGAATCTATCAGGACGGACTGGGCAAGGTAGCGACCAACACGAAACAGCAGAACGCACGCTATACACCGGAGATGATGCGGAATGCTAAGATTGATTCGAACCAGTACGAACGGTACAAGGAAGTGCTGAAAGAAGATGCTGGAAGTCTTGCGGATTTCAGGCAGATGAAGTATAATGACCCTGAAAAATGGAAGTTCGTCGAAATGGATTATCAAAGACAAAAGGAGCTTCTGGAACATCCAGAGCTTAAACTACCGAATGCAGAAACGGCTATTTTACCAGAGCCTAAGTTTACGAAATATCTTTTTGATGAAAACAGTCAAAAAGGGTATCCAAAGGGAAGAGCCTTTACAGATCGCTTGGTCTATGAAATGGGAAATTGGCAGGAACTTCAAAAAGCGTTAAAACAGGGAGCTGTGAAATATCCGGCTCAGTATGTTGATAATAATGGATACGGCGACAGATATGTCCAGAAGATGATTCTTTATGGTAAAAAAGAAACACCAGCAAATGTAGTTGTAGCATGGCTCAGGACGGAAGATGGCACAACAAAGTTGACTAGTGCGTACATTAAGGAGGCGAAGTAAATGCTCATAAAGGAATATGACACAATTCTTCTAAAAGATGGACGAAAAGCAGCAGTTGTGGAGATATTAGACGATACGCATTTTCTGGTAGATGTGGGTGATTCGCCTACAGATTGGGATACTATTGATGCAACTATTGATGATATAGTGAAAGTTATTGACAACTAAGAAAAATAAGTATTTACCACTGGTCTTTCGACTGGTGGTATTTTTGTACCCATTTTTAAGGAGGTGAGAAACATAAAAAGCAAAACTTACGAGGAATTTGTCGAAAAATTCAAACCGAAGAAAACGACAGACGACTGCTATACGCCGCCGGAAATATACGAAGTCATAAAGGACTGGGTTTGCAAACGTTACAATATCGATCCTGGGAACGTGATCCGCCCATTCTGGCCGGGCGGCGATTACGAAAAAGACGAGTACCCGCCGGTATGTGTGGTGGTGGACAACCCGCCTTTTTCCATCCTGAAAAATATATGTGAATTTTATCTGGAACGGGGCATCCCGTTCTTTTTGTTTGCCCCGTCACTCACGGCGTTAACCGGCAAGACCATCTGGAACAGGATGAACCATATTATGTGCGACTGCACGATCGTGTACGAAAACGGAGCAACGGTGAAGACATCGTTCGTCACCAGCTTCGAACCGGAAACGGTAGCGGAGACATCACCGGAGCTGACCAGGCTGGTAAATGATACAACGGAAAAGCTGAAGCAGGAAAAGGCACGGAAATTGTCAAAGTATGATTACCCGGATCATATCGTCACCGCTGCCATGATGCAGAAAATGGCACGCTACGGCGTACATTTCAGGGTAAGGCGTGAAGAATGCCAGCGTGTGCGAAGACTGGATGCCCAAAGAGCCATGAAAAAAGAGATTTACGGGGCAGGGCTTCTGCTGTCAGATCAGGCGGCAGCCAGAAAGCAGAATGCAGAAAAGCAGGCAGCAGAAAATGCCAGAAAGCAGGCAGAGGATGCCATCTGTTATGAACTTTCAGAACGTGAGAGGGAACTGGTGGAAGCATTAAATAAATCAATATTAGATTAAGAAAGCGAGGATAAGAACATGAAAAAATTATTTATCAGCCAGCCAATGAAAGGCAAATCAGACGAGGAGATTTTGAGAGAGAGGAAAAGAGCAATCCAGTGTGCGGAAAGACAGTTAAATGAACCGGTAGAGGTCATTGACAGCTTCTTCCAGAGTGCACCGGCAGA